GTTTGGCCTTCGTCTCCTTCTCCTCCTTCTTCTTTTACTTCTGTCGGTCCTCCTACTCCTGTACTTACAGGTGTACCATCGGTTTCTCTTGGGCCTGCTGTTTGGCCTTCGTCTCCTTCTCCAGTTGTATCTGCTTCTTCTGCGGGTGCTGCAACTTTACTATTACCACCCCCACCACCTCTCATCATTACATTTTCTTTTATTTTACAAATGGGGTTGGTGCTACCGGGATAGCATTCTCTAAATATATCTTTTACAAAATCATTAATAAATCCTTTGCCTGTATCCAAATGATTAATATAATCGGAATATTCCAACAAATTTTTCATGGATTCACCCTTATAATACAAACATTTTGGGAGAGAAAACCCACCTTTTTTATCTACTACTTCTACATATTTCCATCCATTACCAATATCTCCATTATCAAGTATATGGTATAATATATCTTTAAATTTAAGATTTGTATTATTCATTTATATATATAATATATATAAATGAATTATTTAATATTAGTTATTAATAACTTAAATAATATTAAATACAATTAAAATTCAGTATCCCACGCCGTCACCGCTTTGTTACCGGCTCTAGATGCTAAATAAGATTTCTGCTCCGCAGTTTCACAGGCACATCCACCCGTTCCACTAACAGTAGAATGATTGCAACATTCCGGTTTAAAATCATTATTACCATAGTAAAACAATTGTCCTTCTTCCATTGGAACACTTACTTTTTCATAATTTTCACCAGGTTCATATACTTTTTGGTATTTATCATTGTGAACACCATTTGATGTGCTATACAATAAGTTAGACATACCTTCCTTGTTAATACAACTTATGCATGTGTTGCTTATAATAAATCCAGCAACAAGTATTATTATTAACAAATTGATGATATTAAGGTTAAGAGTGATTGAAATATTACTCATATAAATATTAAATAGATAATATTTAAAATTTATTTTAATTTTTTCATAGTAAATTACTTATTGTGTTCAACCGCTTAATTATTTAAAAAATATTCTAAACAAGCATTAAAATCATATATTTTAACACCATCTACATAAAACATATTTTTATCTGTTAAAATGTGATACAATTTATTTTCATGTTTGCTGTGCTTAATATGCGTTTTATGATATTTTGCTAAATCAGATTTCTCAAATATTATATTATTACCTTTTAAATCAAGCGTATCATTAAAATAGTTAAATGTATTTTTATTGTCCAGTGATTGAACGACTCCAGTAACAACCACTCCGTTTTTCAATATCTCTCCCACTTCGATATCTTGAATATATTTTTTCTCACCATTTTCCAATTCAATTACAGTATTTTCAAAGAAACCACTATTTAAGTATGTATTGATGTCTTTTTTGGTGTAAATGTATTTTTTATTTTTAAGCGTTAATATTTCACTAATCGTCACTTCATCCCAATCCATAAAAACCGTATCATTTATTTCTATTTTTTTGGAATTGGTGTTAATACAATACACCAAGTCTTCTTTTTCATTTAAACGAACCGCTCGTGGATCATTTTCAACATGAATCCAGCCAATTGATGGATTATAAACAGTATGATTTTCAGTTACAATAACCCCATTTAAATTATACATCGTATTACCCACCGCACTTGTTTTAAATACGCTGGTGACAACATCGTTATTTAATAAAACATCTCCGGGAACCAATTTCGATATAGCAACCGATCCATTTACCGTGTCGATTTTAGTATCTTTATGAAAACAATTCGAAGGTTTACCGGGTTTAGACGGTATATTTCCCACGCTTATAAGTAATGCATTCGACATGTTTACTTTTATAATAATCATCAAGGTCATAATTGCAATATAAAATATGGTAGCCGAAATAGCAATAGGCCAAGTAAATGGTAAAATCCACAATCCTACAATCATAGCCGACGCCGCAATCATTCCCGCAATAATAAGATCCATAAAACTTCCGATAAATGCTCTTAGTGCGGAAAACTTGGCAACCAACGCGTGCAACAAAGTGATAATGACGGCATTCATTTTATTTAAAACATCTTTCATATTAATATACATTTTCTGTATGGGAATAATAACACTACCGATACGGCTGATAAAATACTCCATTAATACTCTCATTTTTGCAATTATATTTGCGGCTAAAGTTTGAAGCCCTCCTCCAGAAGCTGCTATTTTTTGTAATCCGGAGGTTAAACTTTCAATGGTGCTAATGATGGGTTTTGTAAATACATCAACAATTGATTTCAAAATTAGATTTGTGCATACTGAAAAGTTTTTACTAGTACTTTCAAATACGGTATCGTTTGGGTCTTTATTAATCATTCCAGCAAACGGTATTATGCCCGGACGACATCTTATATTATTCCAATCATCTTTTAATTCATTTATATTTGACTTTATATTAAAATATGAAAATACAAGTAAAAATGCGATTATAACTATAACTGTTATAGATACAGAACTCCCGTATTTTTCTAAATATGTCTTATTTCTGTATAATTTATTTACATTTAAAATAAAAGTATCGTTCATCTTATATATAAAATGGATAATAATATGATTTTCGCATTCTATTTAAAGAAATATTTAAACCACTACATTAATCTTCCCAATCCCAAAATTTATATTCTCCCACTGGAATGATGTGAGTAGAGGTGACCAGACAAGATAATGTATCACTATACATATCCGTTTTTTCTGCTAAATCGAAGAATTGGACGGGTATTAAATCACCTGTGCTAGGGTCAACAATTTTATGACTTCCTGTAACCAAAATGTCCGCATTTAGTTGTTTACTCCATATTTTATAAAAACGATGTTCTTCACCGCCTTTAATTTTTAAAGTAGCAACAACATCGATGCCCCCTTTAATTTTTTCACCAATCTTAATATTTTTCATTTTCTTTACTGAACCATCATTCATAGTTACTGGTGTATCGGGTGAAAAGCACAATAATCGAATGGTTTGTCCAATTGGGCCTCTCCAAAGACTAGTTCCAGTTGAAGCTCCGGATTGTATCATATTGGTTATTACAACCATTGTTCCGGCAAATTTATAAAATACATCTTTCATATTAACAATAAAAAACTGCATTTTCGCCATGATACCTTTAAAAATATTTATTATATCTCCTCCTGCCATACCAAATCCTTTGGTCATGTTTGCCATAATAACGGTTAATGAACTAACAGCACTTAATATGCCACCGGCAACATCACCTAATACATCTAAATTATTGAAAACCGGTTTTAAAAATGTATTCATTAATGCAGATTGAATTTTTCCAATGCAAAAAGCAAAATTTTCTATTGAATCGTATCCTAAATAACCGGCAAACGGCATCGCGATGGGACTACATTTGTATTCGTCCCAATTATCTTTAATTTTTTTCAACCCTATTGCTAAAAATGAGGAAATATATAATACAATAAAAGCAACAATAATAAGTATGGCCGTATATACATCGCTATTTTGTGTTGGCGATTTAACAACCGCCTTTTTAATCATATTAGCACTTCTTAAACCCTGGATAACTTCCATAATAAATTATGTTTTGATTTTAATATTTTAAATTTATTAAAATCAACCTTAAATAATTATTCCAATACTTTTGCTTTTACTACATTTAATTCACCGGCTTCTCCACCGACAATCATTGCGTTTCCCAAAGCGTTCATGCTAGCTCCGGTTTGTCCTGCATGTTGTGACAACTCCATCCCTTCCAAGACTCCCCCGCCTTTACTACCGCCTTTTAAGTATAGTTTTTTAAGTTGTTTTTGTATTTTTTTCCTTGCTTTTTTAAGTGTTTGTGATAATTTTCGCTTGGGTATATGTTTTAAATGTATTCTGTTTTTCATTGTTTTATGGTTACTGGTATTAATACCTTTTTTTCTTTTCATACCATTCTTGTTTTTCATGGATTTACCGACTTTTTTTGATTTTTTTTGTGTTTTCTTTGTTGCTTGGTTACGCTTTTTACTTTTAACATATTTAATTTTCATTTTTACAACCATTATATAATTAACGCGTAAAATAATATAAACAATAAAAATTATTATTTAGTATATTAATTATAAAATGGATGAAGATGGACGATTAAAATTAAAAAGTATGATTAACGAATTTAAGCCAGAAGAAACCACTGGAAAAATAAGAAAGTTAAAGCATAGTGAAAAAATCAAAAAGCAAGTGGAAACATATTTAAATTTAAAGAAAAAGTATAGCCGATTATCACCCGAGACATTTTCAAAGATGTGTAGAACTCAATGTGCTTTTTTGTATGAAAACTATACAAATTTATATAATAAATTGGTGAAAGACGATTTAGATTTGTCTATTTTATTTAACTTTGTTAGTATTTTAAAGGAAATCGAAGATGGTAAATTAGATCAGCACGAAGGATCGGTAAAGGTTGGTCAAATCTTAAAGGAGTTGTATATTGACAGTGCTTTACGAGAAGACAAAAAGCGAAATAGTAAAAAACATAAATATAGAAAATCAAACAACGTATCATGGAGCGACTTTAAATCGTCATCTAACGCCCAATCGCATCCGTCGTCGTCTGAACTATAGTTATGTTATGATATTTTATAAATATTTTATAAATATTATAATAAATTAATTTAAAAAGGTTTTGGTTTAATAAAGTATTATGGAATTGAAAAAGATCGTGCAAACTGCGAACAAAAATGTTATATATTTAAAAAATGGTTTTGAAAAAGTATATCATGAAAATGTAAATTGTTATGATAGAGCTGATCGTTATAAAATTAACCAAACATTTGCTCTTTTGACATGTATGCTTGGGGGAAGTTTATTTGAGAATTTTATTGGATTAATGTGGAAGCCTTATGCTGCTTGGAGTTATGTTGAATTTGCTGGTATTGTTTATTTTTTATACAGAGGAGGTAGTTATGGTGGTGACTTGGTTTTCGATTATTTAGATAATATATCTACATCTAGACCAATTCCAACCGCGTATGCTAGTGAATTAGTAGAAGGAGGTAGTTATGAAAATCCAATAGATTTAACTTCAAGTAATGATGAAGAAGAAGACGCAGAAGAAGACGCAGACGAAGACGAAGAAGAAGAAGAAGACGAAGACGAAGAAGCAGAAGACGAAGACGCAGAAGACGAAGAAGCAGAAGACGAAGAAGCAGAAGAAGAAGACGCAGAAGACGAAGAAGCCGCAGAAGAAGAAGACGCAGAAGACGAAGAAGCCGCAGAAGAAGAAGACGCAGAAGAAGAAGACGAAGAGTTTACTCCTGTGGATCAAGAAACAACCGCTGGCGCAGAAGCACTAACTCGATTAAGACTAAGACGAAGTTCTCGTGGTAAAAACGAAAAAGAATAAATTACGATTACAATTACAAATTTCACAAATGATTTAAAGTGTATAATATAATAATTATATTAAATAATTATTATATGATTTTGGTAATAGTAGAATCACCTGCAAAGTGTAAAAAAATAGAATCTTATTTGGGGGTAGGTTATAAGTGTATAGCTAGTTATGGACATATTAGAGAAATGGATGGGTTAAAGTCTATTGACATTGGAAATACATTTCAACCTACATATCGCTCTATGCTTTCAAAGAAAAAGTATATTAATAGTTTGAGAACCAACATTCAAAAGGCTAGTGATGTAATATTGGCGACAGATGACGATAGGGAAGGAGAAGCAATCGCATGGCATATATGTATGCTTTTTAATTTATCTATACAGCATACAAAGCGGATCATATTTCATGAAATAACCAAACCAGCCATCAAAAAAGCGTTGGATAATCCCACGCATTTAAACATAAATAAAATATATTCGCAACAATCGCGGCAGGTATTGGATTTATTGGTGGGATTTAAGGTTTCTCCTGTGTTATGGAAAAATATCTCCGGTAAAAGTGGATTGTCTGCGGGTAGGTGTCAAACAAGTGCCTTGCGACTTGTATATGATAATTATAAAGAAATATCGAATAAAACTGGTAAATGTGTATACAATACGGTTGCCAATTTTAATTTAATAAACACATCTCTCCCTTTTGAGTTAAATAACCAATTTAAGTCAGAGGGTAATGTAAATAACTTTCTGGAGAAAAGCATATCATTTAAACATGAATTACTTGATAAAAACGAGAAAAAGGTATTTAAACAATCGCCAACACCATTAACAACTAGTAAACTTCAGCAAAAGTCCAGCAACGATTTGGGATTTAGCCCAAAAGTAACTATGGCATGTGCGCAACGATTGTATGAAAATGGTTATATTACTTATATGAGAACTGATTCATTTAAATATAGTAGTGAATTTATAAAATCGGCAAAAAACCACATTCACGATAAATACGGTGAAAAATACATATCAAAAACCATATTTAGTTTAGCAAATAAAAGCAGTGCTAAAAACACAAAAAACGATTTAGCACAAGAAGCGCACGAAGCCATACGACCGACTAGTGCAGAGCGAACATCTATCCCCATAAATGGAAAGATAACAAACAAGGAACTCCGGCTTTATTTATTAATTTATAAAAACGCGTTGGCATCATGTATGTCCCCTGCCATATACGATAAATTAACAATTTCAATAACGGCTCCTATTAAAACAAAATACACTTACATCACAGAACAAATTGTATTTGACGGTTGGCGTGCCGTATATGGTGTTGAATCACGAAACGAAAATTATGAAATGTTAAATCGGCTTGATGTGTCGTCATCCGATGAAATAAAATATGAAAAAATCAGTAGTAATATGAAGATGGTCGATTTAAAACCGCATTATACTGAATCTAAATTAATCCAGTTATTAGAAACAAAAGGCATAGGTCGTCCCAGCACATATTCCTCTATTATCAGTAGAATACAAGATAAAAATTATGTAAATAAGGAAGATGTTCCCGGTGTTAAAATAAAATGCAGCAATTATGTGTTAGACGGGGGTAATATAAGTAAAAAAATAGAAGAAAATGAGTTTGGAGCTGAAAAAGGCAAATTAGTATTACAATCTACGGGCTTGTTTGTGATTGAATTTTTAATAAAACACTTTAATGAATTATTTGAATATGATTATACGCGCAATATGGAGACAGAATTAGATAAAATAGCGAATGGCGACATGACATTATTGGAGTTGTGTAAAACATGTAATAATACCATTGATGCTTCTATTAAAAATATAAAAAAACAAGATAAGCCTATTGTAAAAATAGACAAGTATCATACTTATACGATTGGTAAATATGGACCAGTAATAAAACATACCGATGATGATGGTGTGATATCATTTAAGCAAATAAATAAAAATATAAAAATTGATTTAAATAAACTTAAGAATGGAGAATACAAATTAAGTGAATTAATCGGCATGGATAATCATCAAAATAATAACCGCGAATTAGGAGAGCACAACGGTAGTGAAGTTGTATTGAAAAATGGTAAATTTGGCATGTATGTAACAATCGATGGTAAAAATACATCAGTTAAATACATTAATAAAGATATGGATGATATTACATTGGAAGATGTCGCTGAATACATTAATAAAAAAGGTAAAACGGAAACAAATATAATCAAACGATTAAATGATGATATGAGTATACGCAAAGGAAGGTATGGTTCGTATGTTTATTACAAAACAAATTCTATGAATCGTCCAAAATTTATATCTATGAAAGGAGTTGCAGAAGAAGAAATAACGGTTTCATGGGTTGAAGCGCGATTAAATGATTAAAATACGCAAAAAAATCATAATAAATAAAAAATCATAAATTTTACGATTTTTTATTTTTATTGTTAGTTTACTGAAGTTGTAGGTTTGAAAACGATTCATATAGCCAGGGCAAATTATCTGCAGCAGGTTTACTAACCGTTGTCAGTGCACCTAACACATAAAATACGGCCAGTGATTGTGAATGTCTGTCTACACCAGCACTAATAAACTTAGAAACCACTTTCAAAAGGGATCTTTTAATATTTTCAATATCTCGTGTATATAAATGTCTATCTGTATGAAATGGGTTGCCTAATGACGGGGGGAATATTTTATTTTTGGTTTCAGTTGATAATTGTGCTCTGTAGTTCCATATATCAATTAATTCATTTAAAAATCGCACCAACTTACTTCCTCTCAAATCCATTAACCATTTACTATCGGTAATAAATCCAAAGGTATCAATTGTCTGGAATAGTTCAATTGCTTTAAACATATTATCTTTTTTTAAACTAATTTCGTATTCTTCATTATTTAAATCAATCTTCACCTTTAAATTACATATCTTCGAATATTTAATTATATTAAATACTCTTTCGTGGACACACGATGGAAACGGTTGTCTATTAAACGGGTTTGGTATTGTTTTCATATGTTGTTGTATATTTTTCTTATATTGTTTTGCGTATTCAAACTGGTCTTTGAAAAGGTTGTATAAAGAACATATATCGAAACTATAAACATGTTTCTCCCCCGATTCGACACATATTATTTGTTCCATTTTTAATTGACTTATTGGTTCCAATGTTAAAAAGTCAATGTCGTTTATTGCGTTTTTTAATAAATGCAGTTTTTTCATTTTAAACAGTATTTTAGTCATCATCATCCTAAACCGACCTTGTATTTTTACCGCATAATAAGAAAGTCGCATGCTATTATAAAGTCGTTTTAATAATTCTGATTTATTTCCATTTACCTTATACCCATAATGTTTGCACATAGTTTTCAATTGCGATACGTTGTAGTTGTATTTTAATACATCGTTGTATTCATCGTTTCCAAGAATGTAAAAAGTATCTGCATTTACTTTGCGTTTTTTTTTATTGGGTATGGATATGTTTTTTATATCTTTGTAATAATGGTGTTCAATATATCTTTTAGGAGATGTAGTAATCAACAAGTTTTTATTATTATCTAAATCAGCATTATCTAAATCAGTATTAATCATTAATTTAAACATTGTATATATATTTATACTATTTTTATAATTATTAATGTCAAATGGGAATTTTTGAATTGTCATCGTTTGCTTTGCGTTAAGTAATTTAAAAAGTTATTTAAAACTATAATTAACGATAACATAAGAATTATGATAAAACATAAATCAAGTAATATTTTAAACATGGTATATAATTTGTTATCAATAAGTCGTTTATGTACTTTATGTAGTTTGTATAGTTTATTTGTCTACCCTTGTAATGGTATGGAATATAGTAGTTGTAATAAATTATGGGGAGTTACGCAAGATGCAAATGGAAAAATGTTGTATAAAGTAGGAATGTATATGTGTATTGAAGATCCGTATAAAATATATAAAAATATGCAATCTATTTCAGCAATACCTGTTAACGAATCATTTTCATCGATTTCATCAAATAACATCAGTGGTTTATTGAAAACAACCACTATCTCTCCCATATCCGACGATAATTTAACCCAAGTTGCTAATTTAAATAACCTTTCGGGTTCTAATTTAACTTATAATAATAAGTCTCAAAATATAAACACAACAGCACATTCTACTACAGATACATTTACTGACATACCTATACAAACTACTGAAACACATTATACAACTCAACCACCGAATATAATTACAGAAACCCCAAAAGTATCAACTAATAAAAAACCATCCGTCAGTAAAGAATTGAATCGTGAAAATAATACCGATAATAATAATAATACCGATAATAATAATAATACCGATAATAATAATAATACTGATAATACTAATCTTAATCTTAATAGTTTACGGTCTACAAAAAAGGTTTCTGAAAACAATACAAACGACATTTTAATCATTGTATTGATTGTTGTAGGTGTTTGTATAGTAAATGTTGCGGTGTGTTCATATCTGTATTTAAGATATAGAAAAATAAAACATTTAAATAGCAAGGTAAAAAACGTAAACGCCGATCTTCCGTTGCCTCCGCATCCGCCGCCGCCGCCTATTATAAATAATTTTCAATCATCAAAAAATAAATCAAAATTACAACGCGGTGTTAATATGATCGTTCCAAAAAAACCCATAAATTCTCATTTAAAAGTGGATACAAACAAGTCATCGAGAGACTTAAAATTAAATCATAAAGCACTTACACCAAATACTCGTAAAATATTCGATACTTCGGTGGTTTCGATGCAATCGTGGTATGAAGATACATTTAAAAACGAACTTGGTTACAATGATAAAGAAATACCGAAACCACCTTCCAAAAAAGCAGAAACTATGAAACCACCTTCCAAAAAAGCAGAAACGATGAAACCACCACTAAAAGCAACAGTATCTTATAAAAATGGCGAGTTTAAGTTGAAAAACAATGTAAAGCGATTAATTAATAAAAAAGAGCAGGAAATCCAGAAGTTTAACAAAAACGATGTCACTTTTGCTCGATAATAATATTATAGTTATTTTGTATAATCAGTATTCTTATATAAAATAACGCCTATTTAATGCGCACCCCCGAGAATCCAGAAAATAGCAATTAATATATAAAATTGATTTAAATAAAAGATTGTGTAATATATCATAAAATAATCATGTCAGTCAGTTATCTAATCACCAAAGCTAAATCTTTCAACGCCGATGCCGTTAATTATAAGGCACCAGTTGCTAATAAGCGTGGGGGCAAAAGCGTTCAATTAACGTTATCCGGGCAACCAATCGTATTGCAGGTTCCTTTGATGTTGACCTGGGGTGTAAATGAGCGGGTAGACGAACAAAGTGGTCGTGTTACATATGATATGGCGTTGGATTTCAGAAATGAAACTAAATCGGTAAACATGTTTAAAGACGCGATGGCTGCGTTTGAAAATAAGATCAAAACCGATTGTATTACAAACAGCAAGGAATGGTTTGGTAAAAGCAAGATGAGTCGTGAATTGGTGGATAATCTTATGTATCCAATCTTGAAGTTTCCTAAATTGAAGGATGGAGATGGTAATTACACAGATGAGTCGGATTATAGTCGTTCGCCTACTTTGAAAGTAAAGTTGCCCTATTGGGAGGGTCGGTTTAATGTGGAATTGTATAATTACGATGACAAAACACCGTTGTATATGCCTCCTAAAAGAGACGAGGAAGCAACTATTAGTCCGGTGGAATGTATTCCAAAGGCATCACATGTAAATGGTTTGATTGCTTGTCAAGGGCTTTGGTTTGCTGGCGGTCGTTGTGGTGTGACTTGGAAATTGGTCCAAGCGTGTGTAAGACCACCGACAAGACTATTGGGAACTTCTACTTGTCATATTGAAGACGATAGTGATGATGAAGAGATGGATAAAAACTTGGCAGAAAAGGAAGCACAAGACGATACAACAAATCACGACGATGAAGATGAAGATGTTCCAACCCCTTCATTTAAAGAATCGGATGAAGAAGAAGAAGATGAAGATGAAGAAGTAGAAGAAAAGCCTGAACCAGTTAAAAAGAAAAAGGTTGTAAGACGCAAGAAACAATAAATTAATTAACGACTACATTATCACCAACAAAACTTAACATATAAACAACAATATAAACAACAATATAAACAACAATATAAAAACACGAAAAATTTAAAATAATGAAAATTAAAATACATAAAATATATATAATTTTTTATGTATTTATTAATCAGTAAGAGTTAATTCTATGATGACATTACCGCGTTGTTTATTGTCATATAAATTGTGCTTGTTTGGTATTATTTTGCCTCTATTTTTAAAAACAATGAACTGCTGTTGTTTGGTTATCTTTACATCACTTGATTGTATTTTAAACAAACTATCAGCGATATTTAATTCGTCATACCCATCTTTAAATAACTTCATGATAGATGATTTATGTTTGATAATAATATCGTTGTTTCTAGTAATGGTCGTGTTTTCATCAATATCTGGTATATTTTTAATAATCATATCATCTATTACAATTTCTTCATGCCATAACGGTATATAATGAGTATCCGTATCAGTTTCCGTTTCTAATTTATAAATATTATCATGTAATAAGTCGTGTAATGAAGGATTCAGTAAAATAACATTATTATTTTTCATTTTATTTTGCATAATCTTATCGAAAAGGCGCAGATGATCTTTATTTAAATTAGATAAATATGAATATTGGGAGAGAAACGCATAAATAGAGCGACACTTTTCAATATCCAATTGTTGAAACAATTTAATAGAATAAGAACTACATCCTTGTATAATCGACTTCAATGTTGTTTTAATTGTTATAGGATCGAAGTTTTCAAACCCTTTCTGTGTTTTCATAATATATTCTACAAAATGCACGAGCATAGTTTCATATGTTTCATATATATCACCGCCATTACCGTCATCACTGTCATCACTGTCATCGTTGTTTTTATTGCAGTTATCAGGATATTCTGACATACGACTATTTTTCCTTAAAAAATCATAACTTTCCTTTATTTTTTTAAAAGTTTCTGAATCGCCTCCTTTGTCTGGATGATGTCGCAAAGCTTTTTTATAATAAGCGCGTTTTAATATGTCATCTGTAATATGTATACTGATTCCTATATCTAAATATTTACGAGCAGTCCAAATGTCCATTATTTATGGTAGTATATAATATATAAAAAATTCTTTCTAAATGGAAAATAGGTCTATAATTATTATTATATTGTGAAAAAAAATGATATATGTCGTATAATAATGGTCCAACATTATTGCTATTTAGTTTGTTATTATCAATAAAATAGTTAAGTGTGTAAAAAATAAATACATAAATATCGATGTTGTAAATTAATAAGTTATAAAGTAAGTCTCTAACGTTTCCAAACAACAACTCGTCTTTATTTTCAATTACATCAATTAAATTATGAATGTGTTTTTCATGGATTTTATCTAACTTACTTGTATTATATAAAATATTATTTATATTTGTAATTCTATTTGTATTTTTTAAAGCGTATTCCAGCATTATTTTATTTATCTTGTATTTTTTTGAGTTGTGTGTGTGTGTTTTGATGCATTGCAAATACGATGTTTTGGTAGGTCTAGACAGGTTAATCAACTGACATCTAGAAAGTATATTATCTGGAATAAAACTAATATGTTCTGTAGTAATAACATACTGTATTTTTATTTTTTTATGTATCATGTTTTGCATGTAAGTAAAAAATATATCTAACAATTCAGAATGTATTTTGTGGAAATTTTTACATAATATAATTCCAAATTTAGATTTTCTAGAACCGATGATCTCTATAATGTGATAAAATAAATTATTAAACAATACTTTGGAATTACAACCTAATAATTCCATATCTATTTCAAAGTGAACATCACTAATTTTATAAAAATATTCTTTTTTGTTTTGAAATAAGTAAGTCATTTTTTTCTCATATTTGCATTTTGTAGGACTGTATTCTTTTATATATTTCAATGACTGTGAATATTTACCAATACCCGGCGGCCCGTAAAAAATAAGATGTTCGTTTATAAATCCTTCTTTTTTTATATGCTTATGTAGATCAAAGTTGTCAACTTGTTTAATATAATCTTTGAATTTATTATTCATAACTATAATTATTTATTAAATCCTTTTTAAACTTAAATAGATAGTTAAGTTTAAATATATTATTAATAATGGAAACTATCGTAATTGAAAGTGAAGTTGAATCTCAAAATGAAAAAATAACTATTGAGACATTAAGTATTGTTATTGAAAATACACTCGCTATTAAAAATATAAAAAACAAGTTGGAAACTATAAAAAGAAGACAGCCTAATTTATACAAGTTGTGGAAGTTAAATATATATCAAAATGAAGTCAAGTTAATCAAATCTCTAGTTGACTGCAGCGCGATGTTGGAAAAAGTAGATACACTAACAACTACACTTAGTTTGGCAGATATTCAAACATTTGTTATATTAAACAAGTGCGGATATACTTTGTAAATGCAAATATAAGTGCAAATGTAATGCAACCAGTTTTATATAATATAACATAAACAATTATTATTTAAACCTACATCCAATATTTATGTAATGTATTTAACAATTCCTAGTAATAAGTTTGAAATCAACCAGATAATTATAAGTGATAAATCGAAAAATAATGTAATAGAAAATAGTTTTTTTTACCGAATATACTACTCAAATAGCGTTGTATCAATGAATGGTATTTATATAAAATTTAATTTATATGATTTAGGAATAGAAGCGTATTATAACAAAATAAAATGTAATTTCTCCAGATATGATGAAAGAAATAAACAAGTCATAAATAAGCTTGTTGAAATAGAGCATGAAATCCTGAAAAGGTACATTCAATTAACACAAAATCCGGTTTATACCATTAGAGAGCAATTGGTTAATTATTACATTAAATTGTTTCATAACGATAGCAATAAACTAACTGGAAATTTAGATAAACTGTCTGTGGTATTGAAAATATCGGGTATATGGTTGACTAATAAAGAGCATGGATTAACATTTCGCTTTATAATAGTAGACAACTAAGCATAAATATAAATAAATTAGTGACTATATTAATTTATTTATAACTATATTAATTTATTTATATGATATGTTAGTTTACTTTTAGCATTTACTTATAACTATATTTATCAACTTTTTTTTTGTCAATATCTGTTTTAATGTCATATATTAAAAAGGCTGTAAATAACCCCATACCAATTATGATTTCAGTAAATATTTCTACATCCATAAAATTTTTCAATATAGTTAATGTTATTTGAATCGCAAACGATAGAATTGTTATAATGTTTTTGGTGTTAAAATTTTTTGGCACCTCGATGCTAGTAAACATACTGGGCGAACTAGATACAATTAACAAGTAAAATACAATTTGTCCGATAACAGCAAAAATGTCAAATGTATTATAGAACGAGAAAAACACATTTTTTATTGTGGTCCACACGCCAACAGAATCATCTATCGCCTGTGCTATATCTTTAGCAATTTTAAATAAGCTTCCTAGTAAAATAACACCAGATATTGCAACCGCCATTATTATTAATGGAAACAACATATTATCTATTTTAAACCCAATTGTCAATATGGTTGCACTAATAACTAAATTAAAAAATATCAAAGCAGCGCCGAATTTATTCATTATATATTTATATATATTTATAATAATTATTATAATTATTATAATTATTATAATTATTATAATTATTATTATAATTATTATAAATATAAATATAAATATAATAATTATTTGTTAATGCTGTCGTAAATAGAAAAATAAATTAAATAAATTAAATAAATATTATATATAATACAATTATAATGATGCATCCTATTATAAAACCAGCAAACAACTATGTAATGCATAAAGAAGTAATATCGATACATGGGGTGGATAAAGATAAGTCAAAGTGGCCGAAAAACAACGAATTTGAAATATCTCTCCCTTATCCACTTCAAAATATTAGTTATATTAAGTTGAAAGATGTGACTTTGCCTAATTTTCTACATAATATTAGTGAACGAAAGCAAAACTCTAAAATAAGAGTTCAATACGCCAATCCTATATTTGGAACTGCGATGGATATTCATCATCATGCCGGCGATGTAACAGAAACGATTACACTTCCAGATGGTTATTATACACCGGTGAAACTTGCCAATATGCTACAAAATCTTTTAAATAGAATAATCTATAATCAGTTTGATTTTGAACCTTTTAAAGTAAAATATGATATCATAACCAATAAAATATTAATTGGTGTTACTGAAGGAGAATTTAAGTTGTTATTAACATACGAGCATGAATACAATGATGAGTTGAAATGTATATATAAGCCTAAATTCAATAATTATACGGATTGGGGCTTGGGGTGTATTTTAGGATATGAAAAAGTGGATTATACTAGCACTACATTTGATGTGGCAACGGCGGATAGTTATACACAATTAAAAACAGGATTAACGCTGCCGCATGAAACAACGGCTTGGTTGTTTCCATCTAAACAACATAACAATGCTAAAACAACCGTTGCGTATTTAGAATCCCCACATGCCGTTAATACTACAAAATACGATTCAATGTATATTGAATTAGACAAGCACAATTACATAAGTGAAATCCAACCATATTCGGATAATACTAATGCCTGTTTTAATAATGATTTGGTATTTAAAAATAATAGTGCTTTTGCTAAACTATCTTTGGTGAAAAATAATGTATTGCAGGCTTCTATTGTGGCAGATCAGTTGTTTCATATGTTATCATTTACTCAAAATGAAATAACTAGTAATTCGCATAATTATAATCCACCTATGAAATCATTAAATAAATTAAAATTTAAGTTTAGACATCATGATGGGACGATGGCGGAATTTGACAAAGCATCCCCGTCACTTACTTTGGAAATTGGGTGTTTATTAGATGAACAACCACATCACAGAACGATTCGTAGACAATTTTAAGAAAAATTACCTAAAATACCCTAAAAATACCCTAAAAATACCCTAAAAATACCCTAAAAATACCCTAAATTTTCAAATTATAAACGAATTATAAACGAATTATCCTTTTAAAAAATAAAAATAATATATATTCTGTAAAATCAACTTAAAAAGAAGCAGTAATAATAGATTATAAGATGCCCAAAGTATCAAAGAAAGCAACGACTGTATCAGCGCCTGCCGCGCCCTCTACCCCTGCGCATGTACCTGTGGAAGTTCAATCCACCGAACAAGTAGAAGTTCAATCTCTTACCGACCAATTCAACGATTTGTTGGGACAATTGTCGACTCTACGAACCCAACTTACTAGTGTAACTAGTCAAGTTCGTGTATTGGCCAAGCGTTCTGATCGCGAATTGAAGCAAGCCCAAAAGGCTAGCAAAAAGAAGCGCAAGGCTGGAAACAAGGAACCAAGTGGTTTTACTAAGCCAGCAAAGATTAGTTCTGAACTAGCCGCATTTCTAGGAAAGGACGAAGGAACTGAAATGGCACGAACTGAAGTCACTAAGGAACTACAAAAGTATATTCTTAGTCACCAGCTTCAAGATCCTGCAAACCGTCGCAATATCAACCCTGATACAAAGTTGCGAAAACTTCTAGGAATGAAGAAGTCGGATAGTTTGACTTATTTCAACCTTCAAAAGTGGATGAAGCCTCACTTCAAGACTGCCACTCAGGCAGTTTAATTTACATGTAAACAGTTTAACATTTAACATTTAACATTTAACATGTAAAAATATTCTAATAAATAATATTTGTAATAAAAATTATAAATATTATTGTTTTTTCTATCAATCTCTAATTTAACAATCTGCGATAACCATCACATCATTAATATGATTCAATCGCTGGAGGATATATGAAATTATCTTGTTCCAGTATTTCGTGTAGTGTATTGTTGTCATTTTGACTTGATATAACATTAGTTTCATTAAATGTGTCATTCAAGTCAATTGTATATAAATCATGAATCGCGTTTAGTTCACTAATGGTTGCTTTTGTCATAAATTCACTATACTTAACATATTCTATAAAACTGCTTGCTCTATGAGTAGATGCGGATTGTTTGTATTGTTTGTATAGTTTATAATAGTCAAATACGGTTTTAGATGAATGATTGTAATCATTACTAGATAAAATACACATCCATTTAAAATCTTCAAAATTCATGCCTAAGTATTTCAATATTAAATCTAAATTATACTGTAGACAAGTTTCGTTTACAATATCAAGATTTCTATACACATATTTAGAGTTATAAACAAACATATCCATATCATCTGACATACATCCATCTTTGTATATTGTGTTCACTAACCGACCACACACCGAATCTGCTTCTTTTGGTGCGATATAGTATTTCATACCATAACTAACCAGCAACTTTTTCACATTTTCAATATCCGCTTTTTTTATTTTTGTAAATGACTTTTTCAATTCAATCAACTGATTTTTGTTTGTTTTTATATATTTATCAGTTGAATTATCGATGATGTCGTAATACTTTTTTTTGGCAACATATCGTTGTTCGTTTCTATGACGAATTGTTTGTAACTTTATTTTATCGGGTTCTCCATCAAATACAAATATCGCGTCAATATTGTAATGCTTAAAGATGCTGCATAATTTATATATATTTGTTAATAGCATGTCTTGTGACTTGTATTTATACAAATATATACTTATATCGATCACAATAGAACGATTTTTCAACTCGTTTAATGATACGATAGTTACCGCACGCAAAGCGTTGCGCTTCAATAGTTTATTTAATAGTTTGATACCCATAATTGATTGCTTAGTTTGACTTGGTTTAATTAAATATAATAGTGTAATTATATTTAATTAATTTCAATTTATTAGTTGTTAAACGCCATTAATGGTCATCATCATTGTATTTAACATTTTTTTGAAAGAAGGGTTTGATTTGTCTATTTTATCATAAAATACCTTATATTTTTTAAAAACATTTAAAATAGACTTTTTATCGTGCAATTCTTCTATTAACTTTAAAAATCGTTTAATGGTTTGTGGTGTTTTGTCGAAATTTAACAGAGAAGAATTGTTTTGTTTAAAAAACTTAATAGTGTCGTTATTGTAAAACAGCAGCACTCCTTTTATAATGTAATAACACAATACATTAGTTTTTTCTTTGTATAAATTACTTTTAATTTGACTATCTACTGTTTTATCCACCAACATCATATAATTCATGTTCATATAATTAAGTATCTTTGTAATTTGAAACATCGTAAACATTTGCTCGGTTAATAAACACACTTTATATAATTGTAAGCATTCTTTTTTCTTGGTTTTTTTATCTAATAGCATAAATGAAAATAACAAGCAGTTTAAATTAGTTGTCCACCATTCATTATATGTTTCACTTAAAGCATACTCACTATCTACACAAAATAGGTTTTTTAAACTTTTTTTAATTGTATCGTTTAGGTGCATTGACACAAAATCCAAGCATAATGAATGAAATAATTCATGAATTAAACATTTCAACCATTCTTCTTTTCTAAAAATAAGTATTTTACCATGTTCACTACAACTATAAGTAACTGCGGTATTTATATTTTCTATATCCAACGGCATTATATTGCTATTGGGGAGCATTTTTTCGTTGTCGTCTAGGTATAAGTATATAGACAGAGTTCTTGTTTTAGCAGTAGTTGTTCCGCTTTTACCGTTTTTTGCACTTGCGCCCGCGCCGGCGACATTGTCTGTTGTATATTCTAATAATAAGTCTATTATAGAAATAGCATGCAACATGATATATTTTGTTATATTTTGCTCTTTAGTTACATCATTTAAGTATATTGTAATATCTATGTTTTTTAAGGTTAATGTATATACAACAATTTTCGTTGTTTTTTTATATATATTTTGTTTAAATTGTTTAACACAGAAAAAACTGTCTAATAATTCGGTATAAGGTATATCACTTTCTGTTTTAACTGGAATGGTTGAGATATTTATTTTTTTATTATTCATTAATCGATGCACTTTTTTATAAGAAATATATAGGTCATTATAAAGATTTCCAATAACCTTTTTTTCAACTGATGTATTCTTGCTAGGAATATTTAAAAGGTCAATATTATTTAACAGCGTATTTATAATAAATTCATTTTGACTGGAACACATATTGTTATATATTAATTATATATTAGTTATAATTATATTTATATTTAATTATTAATATAATTTCGAGATTAAAAATGGTAACACGCAGTTATGTATGTATATGTATATGTATATGTATATGTATATGTATATGTATATGTATATGTATATTTATTGTTTGTTTTGCAGGTATTTTCTTACTTTCATTGTATCATAAAAGACTATTGTTTCTTTGTGGGAATAATGAACCAATTTTGCAGTTTTTGTTAGCATTAGCATTTTCTTTAAATCTTCATTTTGTGAATATTTTGCCAATTGTCCATTATACATGACATCTTCATTATTATTATTTAACATGAAATCTTCATCTTGTGTAATTGTTTTTGGTCGGAATTTTTTATTATTAACCTTTCCAGTTATACCACCGGCTCCTTTTGCCGCAATTGGGTCCGTTGAAATTTCAGATTTGCTTTCCATAGTAAATAATTTATAATAATCCATATTATTTTTCTTAAACTTGTTGGCTTGATAATAATGTTCAACACTCGCCCATTTATATCCGTCCAATTCAAACAACGCCTTTACTTTGTTTTTACTTTTGCTGTCTTTTACCGTATATAAGTTTGACAATTGTTGTCGCCAGCTTTTAATTTTCTTAAGTTCATCAAATTCATTCACCATTTTGGGAGAGATATTTTCACCACTTCCTTTTCCAGGCATAGCATCCTTAGATTTACTATAAAACTGGAATATTACACTATCATCAAATAATTCGACATCATCTTTACCGGGCGATGGTGACATCTCTGCTTCATTTTCGGAACCGAAATCTTCATCGTCTTGTTGTGGCATAGTGCTTGGAATACCCATATATTTTTGAAATTTGGGAATGTAATTATACAAGCTTTTACCCCTACTACTACCACATTTGGCGACGATATCTTCTCTAAGTTGATATGGAAGTTCATGAAACCTCATCGCACCCTTTCCATCGTATTTTATTAATTTGTAATGATTTCCAGTATGGTCTAATATAATATAATACTTAGGATTAAAATATCCTTTTGTTTCTATCTCATTTAATGTAAAATCACCGCATTTTACAACACGATCTTTTAAATCCATTTCATAGTATTCACTACTTAATACGATAAGTTTAATGTTCATTAAATATTCCAAACGAACAATAGAAGCCGCATCGCCCCAGAATTGACAAGTATTAATCATTTGTTTTAAATCATCTAATGTTTCTATACCATCCATAAACTGAAATTCTTTAATGTTTTCTCTCGCTCTTGCGAGTTCATCTTTATATCTTTTAAATACCGACTTAATCGAATCAAAATCTTTATTTAATTGAACTGCTTTGTCGCGTAAAATTAAACGTGTCTCCCGGTCCTTTTCTTTTTTGGCATCCGCTGCTGTTTTTTTATATTTTTTCCGTACATCCTCATGTTGCTTTTTTAGTTCGGACATTTTTTGCTGCAAATCATTGATTTCCTTCTTAATTAAATTGTAATTTTCATAATAAGTGTCAAATTGTTCTTGTGTAGTATTATCACTTAACATTTTTCTAATTTCAGGAACCGTTATGGAAATATTGCGATGACGCAATCCATCTCGCATAGAGGAAAACAAGCAATCGCCTCCGCCTTCGTTATCTAACAAATCATACTTGGAGTTTTTATAGAACTGTTCTATCCATGACGAAGAAGAAGTTTCTTTGGAAAACGCATTAACTATTTGATCGTTGTCTTGCTTTGTTTCAATAATATCCAAATAATCTTCATCATCTTCTTCATACATAAATTGCTTCATACCATCTGTTTCTTGTTCTTCATCAGTATCTTGTCCATCTTCTTCACTATCTAATTCATCGTCACTATCGATATATTGCAGCAATTCATGACCTTCCATCATGTCTTCAATGTATTCTTTAGTTACAAAATTAAACAACAACGGTCCTTCAATATACGCTATATCAAGGTCATTATCTTTATCTAATAAGTTTGTGTAATCTTCTGCTAAAAATTCATATATACCTATCTTAACTTGGACATTTTCATTTAATACTAAGTATACTGGAGCAAAATAAACATTGTCATACAAACTTGTATTTACCATTCCAACGCCGATATATACATCTATATCAAACAAGTTAATGCGAAACATGGACACCAAAGTATTTTTATCATGCTTTTCTACATTTTTATCTTCCTTAAATTTAATTTCATTTATGATATTAGAGACTACCATTATAATTTAAATTAATATTTTATTTAAATATTAATTTAACTATTCAATTTAACGGCTCAATTATTTAACTGCTCGATTATTTACATCACATTTAAATTAATAAGTTTAGGTGCTTATCACAATTTTAGGTGCTTATCACAATTTTAGGTGCTTATCACAAATTTAGATAAGTATTCATCATTAGACAACTCGTCCCAATAAAACCATAGGGTTTTTCTATGGTCTACTATAAATTGATTGTCGGGTTCGTTTTCAAATTCAACGATGTCATCTATAAGGTCTGACTTCTTTTTTTTTCTAATAGACAATCCATAATAGTTCATAATATGAACTAAATCTTTTTTTAAATAATTAATATCATAGTTTATTTTATCACTTAAAACGGTATCCTCATCGGCTGAATGTTCTGCCTCTTGATTGTTTAAATCTTCACATTTTTTTTGCACCATATCTTCAATGTCTTTAATCTCTATTTTTTTAAGTTTTGTATTTTCGGCAGTTTCGTCAACTATATCACAATTCATTAATTTAATTGAAGGACAATATTTAATATTGTTTAGTAAAGATAATATCATTAAATTATTACCAATTTAAATATTTAATATTTAATAAAAATAACATAAAATAACATAAAATAACAGAAGATAAGATAACTTAACTATAAATATTCGTCTACAAAATCACAACACTTAAATACAATTTTCTGAGTCAATCCATCGTGTTTTTTTGCATTCATATTAGAAATGCCTTCTATTTTATCATTTAATTTTAATTCACATAAACAACCATCGTCATATGTTGCGAAAATCAAAATATTTCCAACAACTTCGTCTAATTCATGTTCCTTTTCTTTATCATTTACATATTCATCAAACATCGCCAATAAATCAACTACGATATTTTTAACGATGTCTGTTTCAATTAACCCTTCGCGCATAATAAATGTTAAAAACTTACTAAATGCCCGTCTATTTTCATTTATTTTATTTATTTTACAAAACTCATTGTAATCATCGTCGGGGTCTATATACTTAATATCTTTAAACAGTTCCGTATAAGTATTTAAATCAACATTGTATACTGATTTTAAGTTAAAAACATCATTTAACTCTTTGTATAGTTTGGCATATATTTCCGACCAGAAAAAATTAGTTTTTCCAATATCAAATATACAAACCACAACTTCTTTTAACATTTCCAAATTAGTATTGACATCGTTATTAATTAAATCAATGATTTCCGTTTTAATAATATCATAGTTGTCTTTTGTTAGTTTATTTAAATTGCTTCTGATTTTATCGACAATTATATTAACATCGCCGGTTTCTTTTTCTAGTTTGGTAATTTTAAAGTTTCTAAGTTCGTTCCAGTCGGCATTATCTTTATTTTTGTATCGCGTGTGTTTTTTCTTAAAAATAGGTGTTTTTTGATAATTAGGCGCTCCTACTCGTTTTGCCAGATTATTAATCAACGATATCGTGTTTTCATTAATTTCAACAATATCCCCATTTATTTCCATATCATTATAAAATTCTAAGTCATAACGATTTGATTCTGAATTTAAGCTTGGGTTTGAGTGAGTAGATTGTAACATTATTAATATTATTATGACTTTTATATTTAATATATTTAATTTATTAATGTATTTATTAACAAACAGTATGGTTTTGTAATTGTTTTTATTGTGTTTATTGTGTTTTGTTATGAGAGTGTATTACACATTAGATGTGTTTACTAAAACAGACTTAAAAACAAAAACAATAATATTATTATTATGGATACAAAGTGCGAATTAGAAAATAATAATAAATCATATGAAATAAATGGATGGGAGGATGAAACTCTGGATTTAAAGCCAAAGTTGGTGAGGGGAATATATTCAATGGGGTTTGAAATTCCCAGTAGTATACAAAAATCGGCAATATATCCCATGGTGCGTAATGTAAATAATAATCGTCATCGTGATATTATCGCCCAGGCGCAATCTGGAACGGGTAAAACCGGCGCGTTTACAATTGGGACTCTGCAACTGATTGATGAGAAAAGCGACTTTACGCAAGCATTAATTATTGCTCCTACGCACGAGCTGGCTACACAAACTGAAAATGTGATTAAACATCTTGGTTTGTATTTAAAGGTGCGGACAATGTTGTTAGTGGGCGGCACATCAGTTGATAAAAATAAAAGGGACTTGTCTGAAATTAAGCCCCATGTGGTTGTAGGAACGCCGGGACGAATTCATGATATGATTCGCCGTCGTTATTTGCTTGTTGATAAAATGAAGTTATTGGTAATTGATGAAGCAGATGAGATGCTTTCTGCTGGGTTTAAAGAACAAATGTATAAGATATTTCAACATTTAGACAACGAAATTCAGGTTGCTTTATTTAGCGCGACTTATTCTGCTGAATTGGAAGAACTATCTAGGCAATTTATGCAAAATCCAACACAAATACGAGTTAAAGCACAAGAACTTACATTGCAAGGGATCGCTCAATATTACATTAATTTAATTGATGATGTGCAAAAGTATGAAACGGTAAAAGATATATTTGAAAGTTTAAGCATTTCACAGGCAATTATTTATTGTAATAGCACTCATCGCGTGGATGATTTATGTGAGGCGATGAAAACCGATAATTTTCCCGTGGAAAAAATACATGGTAAAATGAGTGAACAAGAACGAAAAGAAAATTATGTGAATTTTAAAAACGGTGCTTGTCGTGTTCTTATTACTTCTGATTTATTTGCTAGAGGAATTGATGTTCAGCAAGTAAGTATTGTTATTAATTTTGACATACCTAAAAACGAACATACTTATTTACATAGAATTGGTCGTTCTGGAAGATGGGGAAGAAAAGGAATTGCTATTAACTTTCAAACAAAGCAAGATTGCACTAAACTAAAACTGTTTTCTGATTATTACCATACTGAAATTATAGAAATGCCTTCTAATTTCACAGAACATTTAAAAAGTATATAAGATATATATTTGCGTATTAATACAATCATATTTATAATTTATAATTATAAGTATGAGCGACAACGACGCAATAAATAGTAAGCAGGAGTATGAAATGAAATTAAATGAGGTTTTTAAGCAACCTGTAGACTTTTGTAAAAAAACACATTTAATAGATAGTAGTGTTAAACGTGATTTGGAACTAATAACCACCGAAAATCCGGACAGTGATTCGGTATATAATAATTTAGTTTATCTTGAAACAAAAGTAGGAAGAGAAGTTTTAAATGACTTCGCGGGTAAATACTCTACAAATACTAAATTTTTAAAAGATACACAGAAGTTATTAAAGAATTCGGGCGATATTTTAGTTGATAAACATTTAATTAACGATATGACCGAACTATGGACTACTATTAAATCAAATAAAACATTTGTAGAAACTTATCAATATCTTGAATTTGAACGGTTTAGTTATTTAAATTACTCTACTGTATTTTTAACTTGGTTGACTATTTTAAACCTTTTCTCTCCCCTTTTACAGGTTATAACCCCCATATTAATCTTGTTTGTACCTTTTTTATTGATGAAAACCATTAGTAATAATCCCGACGTTAATTTTTCAAACTATTTTGATGGGTTGAAGTATGTATTAAGCAATAATAGCGTTGGTAAAATGGTTTTAAATTTTAACGGTGCTAATATACAGCAAAAACTGCAAAGTATAATGGTTGTGTCAATGTATTTTTATAATTTATATCAAAATGCAATATCATGCTACAAATTCTACAAGTCTCAGTTTGATATACAAAAACATTTGTTTTTAACCAAAGAATATTTAAACTACACAATTCAATCATATGATTATTTTATCGATAAAATCAATGGTTGTAAACTAAAACAATATGGATTTAATACAGATGAACGGTTTTTGCAAACATTACATAAATATAAGTATAAAACCACAGAATTATTTAATAAATTTAACTTTGTAAGTGAAACTATGAGTTACAAGTATTATTCTAAGCCAGGGACGATTATGAAAACATTTTATGAATTATATGATTCCAATGATGTAAATGATACGATCACTTATTCTTTAGGATTTCATGGTTATTTCGACATATTAAACTCGATCGTCCATAAAATTAAAGCAAAAACAATTAATAAAATAGAATATACTGAAAAAAATAAATGCAGTTTTACTGATATTTATCACCCGTGTATTAATAAAAACCCTATTAAAAATAGTATTGATTTTAGTAAAAATAAAATAATAACCGGACCAAATGCCGCTGGAAAAACGACTATCTTGAAGTCCGTTATTATTAACATATTGTTAAGTCAGCGGTTTGGATATGGATATTATAGTGATGGCATTCTTAACCCATATAAATATTTTCACTGTTACATCAATATACCAGATAATTGTAGTAGAGATAGTTTATTTCAATCCGAGGTTAGACGATGTAAAAACATCTTGACTTGTATTGAAAAAAATAAAAAAGATAGACATTTTTGCGTATTTGATGAATTGTATTCGGGAACAAATCCATATGAAGCAATATCTAGCGCAACTGCTTACTTAAAATATATTAGCAAATATGATAATGTATCATTTATATTAACAACGCATTTCATGAAAATTTGTAAATTACTAAAAAAGCAAGAAAAAATAGAAAATTGCCATATGAAAACAAATCAAAAACAAGATACCCTTACTTATTTTTACAAATTAATTTTAGGAACTTCTCATATTAAAGGTGGCATATTGGTTTTAAAACAACTTAATTATCCGGAAGTTATTATTAATACAGCAAAAACAATATTGGATTCTATATAATCAATAAGGTTACACGAATAATCAATAATTTATTAAATTACATGTTCCGGTTTTAATATATCAAAAATAAAATAACATTCGTTAAAAATGATGTTTAAATATATTTAATGATATTAAATATATGTTTAGCAAAGGAAATGTGTTAACATTAGGAGTATCGTTATGTTCAATAGTATTAGTTTATTTATATGTAAAAAACAGAATTAATAATGTTGAAAGTAAAGTTGACCGTTTAATTGAAGTTATACAATTATATGATCAGCGTTCTCAATTAGTTCAAGCACAATTGGGTGGAAATACCGGTCAAAAAATTGTAGTATCGGATGCAGAAGAAGATGATGAAGGTAGTGAAAGCGAAGAAGAAGGTAGTAGTGAAGAAGATGATGATGTGGATGATGAAGAAACAACTCAAACATTAACACTTGAAACCGGAGATGGTGTAGGTGATGAAACTGGTGTTTTTATGCAGGCTCATTTGGTGTTGCAACATCATGATTTAAGTGTTAGTGATATTAAAGGAGAGGTAGTAAATTTACATGATGTGTCTCCAGAAATTAAAGAAGTCGATGGGCTAGATGATATGGATGATTTAGAAGAAGAAAGTGAAGAAGAAAGTGAAGAAGACGATGAAGATGAAAATAATTTAGACGTCGAAGAAGCCATTGATTTTTCTAAAATGGGTAAACTAGAATTAAAAAAACTATGTGAAGATAAAGGATTTGATATAAAAGGAAAGAAAAAGCACGAACTAATAGCACTATTAAAGTAAATAATATCAATAATTTATTTTTATCAAAATATTATTATACTTAATAAAATATAATAATATATATATTAATATGAGTTGGAGCACATGTTATAAAGGTTCAAATAATATTTATTCTGATTTTCCTGCTATGATGAGCGATGGACGAGTGTATACTGAGCACGAAACTGCTTGTGATATAAATAATTCTATTGTAAAAAATGTCGGAATCGATAATAACTATGATTACAGACAATATTTAATTAATAATGGTTTAGATGTAATGTCGCAAAATATGGATTCCGCGCAAATGTGTTCAAATGTTAAATCATTTACAAACAATGTTAATCACGATAAATACTTATTTAAAAGTATGTCAGATAAACATCAACCCATGGGATATGAAACTTCTGATTTAAAAAACTTATATTTAACACGTAATCAGTTAGAAAGTAAGCAAACCGCTGAATTTGTTACACAAGAAGAATTATTAAAGATGCGAGCAAGTAAGCAAACAAGTAATAAATATTAAAATAACATTTAACATTATTATGATTTTAAAGTAATATAAAATTATAATAAAATGAAAATAATTAGTATTGATGTTGGTATGAAAAATTTAGCATATTGTTATATCGAAAAAAAGGACACAGTAAATGAAATAGGTAGTCATACATCTACATCTACATATACATCTACATATACATCTACAAATAATCCGGGTGATTATTCAATATTGGACTGGAATGTAGTGGATTTAACAGATTCGGATAAGTATATCTGTAAATGTTTAAAGAAAAATGGTAAAGTATGTGGGAAAAAGGCTACTTATTTTAAAAACACTACATATTATTGTAAAACGCATGCAAAACAAAGCGAATATAATATACCAAGTGATGAACTCAATATTAAAAAAATAGATAAAAAGTTAGTATCTGAATTAAAACATTTAGTGAAAAAATATAACATACCATTAGTCGATTCAAGCGATGAAAATCAACCTGTAAAAAAAATAACAAAAACATTGTTATTGGATTGTATTAAAAAAGAATTATTAAATAACTTTTTGATACCTATTGTTATGAAAAAAACAACATCAATAAGTTTAGTAGAATATGGAATTTCTTTAAAGGAAAAGTTTTCAAACATATTTAATTATCAAGAAATAGATTGTGTTATTATTGAAAATCAAATAGGACCTTTAGCATTAAGAATGAAAATGCTTCAAGGAATGATTACACAACACTTTATTGAAAACAACATTCAAAATATTGAAATGATCAACTCTTCTAATAAATTAAACCAAATATTGGGTGCCGGAAAAAAAATGTGCTATAAAGAGCGTAAACAAGCAAGTATTAAATACACATTATCCGATTTAAATGAAAATGCGATGATTAACAACTGGTGCGAACATTTTAATAAACATAGTAAAAAAGATGATTTAGCAGATTGTTATCTACAATGCAAATGGTATATGTGTCAGTTAAATAAAAGTAAGGTTAAGTAAATTTAAGATGCGGTTAAGTAAATCTAAAAATAGTTAAAAATAATTTAATTTAATTATTTTTAATTAAATTATAGTGCGGACTACTTAAAATTAAAAGTTCTATTTACAACATAAATGAGTATTGAATTAAAACTATCTGAAGAATCAAGTGATAGACCTTTAATAGAACCGGTATCTATTGGTGCTGGTGGTGGTCAAAAATCGGTAAATTTTGGACCGGGTGTGGAAATGTTAATGAATCCTAGTAAGCAAAATAAATCAGGAGAACCAAAAGCAAATATTACCCTTTCTGAAATAGATGATTTAAATGATATTGATATTAGCGATAAACCATCTGGATCATATTCCATTACAAGGGATGATTTTATGTTAAATAGTGCTAGTAATTTGTCGGATGAACCTTCTTTAAAATTAAATATTGATGACTCATTTGATATCGGTGGTAAATCAAATGAAGGAGCACCTTCTTTGATTGGTAATTTAGGTAAAACCGAGTCGTCGGATGGTTTTAAAAGTTTCACAGAGATTCCGGTAAATCCAGATGTAAAAGTTCCTAGTCAACCAAAACTAACCGGAAAAGAACTATTAAAAGAAAAGTTTAATTATTTAAGAAAGTTGGAATCATTAGAGAAAAAAGGCATCACTTTAAGTAAAAAGTATTCTATGGAAAATAATTTAGATGAAATGAAAGGTGAGTATGAAATGATTAAATCAGAAAGAGAAAAAGACAATAGTAAAAAGTTTCAAGCCAAGATGTTGATGGCGTGTGTATCTGGTATTGAGTTTTTAAATAATAAATTTGATCCGTTTGATTTAAAATTGGATGGTTGGTCGGAAGCCGTTAATGAAAATATGGATGAATATGATGAGGTATTTGGAGAGCTGCATGAAAAATATGGTGGTAAAACCAAGGTTGCTCCTGAATTGAAACTATTATTTATGTTGGGAGGAAGCGGTTTGATGTTGCACATGACAAACACTATGTTTAAATCATCGATGCCTGGAATGGACGATATTATGAGACAAAATCCGGAATTGATGCAGCAATTTACGCAAGCAGCAGTTAATACGATGGGTGAATCCAATCCGGGATTTGGCAATTTTATGTCTGATTTCGCACGAGGCGGTAATAACAATAGTATGCCACCTCCTCCTGTTGTTCCCCCTCGTGGTTCTCCACCCGGTCCTAGTCAAGAAATGAAAAATAACCCTCCTCGACAAAGCAAAACCATTTCGATGTCGTCAAGACCAGATATTGATGCTGCGAGAGGTAATTTAGATTTTAATGATGCTGAAAATATGGATTCTAACTATGGAAATGCTCGTGCAGAAATGAAGGGTCCGGGTGATTTAAAAGATATATTGGCTGGATTAAAAACAAAAACCATTAATATTAATGATGGGAAAAAGGAGGGTAGCACAATTAGTCTTCAAGAGTTAGAAGAAATACAATCAACTGATTTATCTTCAAGAAACCGTAAAATGGTGAAAAGCAAGCGTAAGAAATCCGAGAGAAATGTAGTTGATTTGGGCATTTAAACATAATTATTTAAATAATATCTATAAATATTTATATATCATGGTATTAGGATTGCTTGTTTATGAAGCGATGGATGTTGTATATCATGTATCAAAAATAACATACAACAGCGCATCGTTTGTTTATAATTGGTATTATGATATCAACATTAATCATTTAGATAATAAAGTAAAACATGATGAAGAACATATAAAAAAATTAGAAGAGCGTGTGGCTCAATTAGAACAAATTATTTCAAATAACAAACTGACTATTGAAGATATAGATACAAACACACATACAAACACAAATAATAAAAACCAACTGTTATTATGCGATTCTATATAAAAATATAATTATATTATGTATTTCAATATAATTATAGTGGGAGTTTTAAACATTTTCTTGTTTTTCTTGGCCTTACTTTAATGTATTTATTGAGTGGTTTCGTTTTCTTTCTTGTTTTTCGTGCTTTTTTTGTATATGTGCGTTTCATACCACCCTTATATGAGGTTAACGCTTCTAATTGTATTATTTCTCTTTGTGTTTCTTTAATTTTTGTGTCGATTGCTTGTAAACCTTCTTGTGATGTTTGCAATTTTTCTATATCAGATGATTTTTGCGCTTCCTTTATTTCTTGCTCTAACTCTTTTTTACCTTTTTCTTGTTTTGTTAATTCATTTTTAAGACCACTTATTTTTTCTGAATTTTTTTTAAATGATTGTTTAATTAAATTGGGTTCTGAAGACTCTATATCTGAAAACCAAATGCCTTGCTTAATATTACCCATTATATTTTTAAGTTTATCCCATCTATTAGGACAATTAAAAACCCCCACTTCACTATTCTTTATTTTATCTAAAAAGATATTACCTAGTTTTTCAGTTAGTGTTTTGTTATCCCATTCTTCTTGTGTTATTACTTTTGATTGTAATAGCGTCAAATCTACATATATATTTATTTCGTATCCAATAACTCCGCGTTCTTTCCTTTCTGCGTAATCAAAAAACAAACCATTTGGTCGCTTTTTAATAGAAGGAGTATGATATATAATGTATGCGTTTTTGTTATTTGGCTTTATAAGTTTATTTAAATCTGTTTTAGATTCGGGTTGATGTTTTCCAAGAACATAATCTGGAATAAAACGCGCGTTTTTTTTAAGGGTATCAAGTGTGTTTTTTACAATAAAATCATTTAATTTGTTTAATTTAGATGGTGTTTCATCGGTTGCTGTCTCTTTCTTATTATCCACTGCGCCCCCCCTTTTTTTATCGGCATCTTTTGCTGTATCAAAAACATCTTTTTCATAATAAAATACTTCCACAAATCTAAATTTCAATAGCTTACTTGCGGATACATTAGCAATACTTTTTTCCATGTTTTGATATTTTCTTTTATACTGTTTTAATTCAGCCGTTGGAATATAACTTTCAAATGGTTCAAATGTAATTGTATATACTTTTCGTGTTTCATAATATTTTCTTGCATCTCTAGTATCTTCACCAATACTTACTACTTTTGCTAATAATCCGTAATTTTTATGTGAGGAGTCATTGTATTTTACAATGTCCCCTTCTTTTAAATCCGTATATTTGTCAATTTGAGAATATTTTTCTGACTCAGATAATAATTTTATATTTGAAACCTTTAAAGGAAAGTATTTTGAACCGGAATAGTTGGTTTTATAATTCCATCGTAGTTTGTATTTTAATTTACCTAATTCCATTTTTGCCTTTGATTGTTCTATTTGTTCTTTTATCTCGTTTATTTTTGCCCTTGCAGTCGACGAATGAATATTGTTTATTTTGTATTTTTTATCTTCATATGATAAGATAATATCATCATTTTTATCTCTCTTTATTTCATTAATTTGCACATTGATTGTAATTTTGTTTTTTTTATCATAAATTTGAATCATCATAAAATCAATGTCTGCTGTTTCATCTAATTTTCTAACCTGAAAGGGGGTTTTACCACCTGCAGCATTAAAAAAGTTTCCATCATTATAATAATGTTTTGCTGTAGTATAATCATCTAGTTGTATTCTAATAAACTCCAAATTTTCACCATCTTTAGAAGTTTGCGTGCCTTTTTTCAAAATGGTTCCTTGATATAATATCGGTGTGTAATTAGCCGTACGGTTATTTCTGTTGTAATAATCATTACCCTTTACACTTGCGCTAGATGTAAATTTGTTTTTATAAGAATTGTCTTTCCCCGAATACGAATTATCGGAGCCGGTTGTATATATATACATTTCGTTGCCGTAATTAATATTATCTTCAAAAACTAACACTCTGTCGCCTTCTTTTAATTTTTTAAAACGTTCGGCATCTATTTGCAATGATTTTTTTCTATCTGTCATTAGTTTTTTTTCAAATTCATCGTGTATTAATTCGCTTAATATTTTTTCGTTGTATTTGGCAGATTGTATCGATGACCTCTCAATACCTGTTATAGTTCCATAGATAACATCCTTATTATCTTTAACATTGACTAATTCAATATCAGTGCTTTGTTTTAAAAAATCATTGCTCTTACTTGTACCTGTAGTTGTCATAGTTATATTTTAGTTATATTTTAGTTAGATTATTTAACTTAAATATAATTAATATTGTTATTAATTTAAACTATATCCATTTTAAATTGGTTCATGGTTTTCAACATTGATGTATTGTTTTGCTGCTGTTTTGCTTTACTTAATATTTCTTCTGCTTTTTTAATTTCATCGGGTGTAACAACACCATCGCCATTTAAATCAAGAACATCTTTATATTTTCTATATTCCATTGGTATAACGCAAAACTTACTATTTTCATTAAATAAAAAATTAGTTAATACAATGAAAATCGCAGTAAGTCCTAAAGACATTAAAATATCTCGTGTTCCCATCCAAGAAATGGAAAATATTAATATCTGTCTAGCAACATGGTTTTTTAAATATTCTTCTTGCGTCTTACTTAATTCTATTGTAATATATTTTGAACCAATATTAAGCATAATCATTACTAAACCAGCGAAAAACTTGCTATTGTTTAGTGATGCTAAATGTTTATTTATATTTTCAAACATCTTATTTAATATAGTTTGATAAAATGTTTTACATTAACTTACAATTAATAATTAATAGTTGCTATTTTGTTATGTAATTTTTGTTATGTAATTTTTGTTATGTAATTTTTGTTATGTAATTTTTGTTATGTAATTTTTGTTATGTAATTTTTGTTATTTATTTAGGAATAGTATAATTAAGCATATTCCATAGTGGATTTTAAAGTAGATCGCTCTGCCGATGCTTTAATTTCTCTATCTAAATCAGTAGTGTTTGTATTGGTAACAGGGATTTTCAATTTTTTAAGTAATTCAGTAAACCCAGAAAACCCTTCTTTATTATATTTTGTGCATTTCTTTTTCGTCGATGATAATACTTCAAACCCTTCTTTACCGGTTTCATCGTCTTCTTCATCTTTTTTACTTTCATCATCTTCTTCTTCATCTTCCGTTTCATCATCGGTTTCCATTTCTTTATCGGCGTCTTCTTTTTCTTTTTCCATAGTTTCCATTTCTTCAATTTCCTTTTCCTTTGTTTTTTCTTTTTTGGATTTCTTTTCTTTACCTTCAAAACCTTCTACAGCAGATTGATGTAATAAGGTAATCATAATAACTGCTAAAATAATTGCTGCTACAGAATCAAGCATGTAGTTAGAAATAGCAATAATAGATACCCACGCGAGTTTTCCCATTTGACTGGATACGCTTTCTATTAAGAATTGAGGTGTTTTATATAGCAAAGCAGCCAATAAAGATAGTAAAACTAAATTTGTATATTTTTTCATTATATATAAATAAAAACAAATAAAAAATTATCTCTTTTTTTTATAAGTATGGCAAGTCAATTAGGATTTTCAGAATTTATGTCTAATAATGATAATAATGAAGAAGTAAATAAAAAAAGGCGAAATAAAACAATTAAAAGAAAGGCAACGCCAAGTAAAAAGGTGATGGAATTCCTAAATTCTATGGATCATTCTAAAACAGAGGAAGAAGACGACGATAGTTTAGCAGATTTTGCTCCTCCACCTAATCCAGAATTAACATCTCTCCCAAATGATAAAAAAGAAGACGATGTAGATGCCTCTGTATCCCCAGAGGCTTTTAATAATATTAATGTTTCTGAAGAAAAGATAAAACAATATTACAATAATTACTTACCTTATTATGACACAGCAAGTAATAATGCAAATGTTCACGGTAGTAAAGATGATTTAATGAAAAAACTAAATTATATGATTCATTTGTTAGAGGAAAACAAAGATGAAAAAACAAATACGGTAACAGAAGAACTGATTTTATATATGTTTTTAGGAGTATTTGTTATTTTTGTAGTAGACAGTTTTGCAAAAGCCGGAAAATACACTAGATAAATAGTAAATGGTAGCATCTAGCATCATCAAATAACCAAATAATCAATTAACCCGCTAATTAAATAATTAAATAATTACAATATTTTTACTTGAAACCGGTTTCATAGCATAATTGTATAAATAATAATAGTATTTAGAATAAGTGTATGGCTGTATATCAATATTTTTAATTAGTGTAGAAGTGTCTGCTATTGATTCTAAAAGTAAAACCTTATATTTATCGATTGTTTTTAAATGATCAATCGCTAAATAAAACCCCAGTTTAAATTTATCATTTTCTATGTTGTGGTTGTTGCTGTTGCTGTTATCTTTAAGCGTCGCGTTTACTTTAATACACGCAAAACATTCTATAGATAATTCTCCGTCATATGTAGTGTGATTGTTTCTAAAAAAATAATAAGCCTTGGCTGTTTGTTCTTCCATTAAAGCAAACACAAATATATGCTGTTTTTTTATTAAATAAGACATATGCTTATACTCGTCCATTATTAAACAAGTAAATCTATTTTTTGATTTCTTTAAATTTGTTGTTAAATAGTTATATAAATCATAAAATATTGATAAGGTGCTTTCGCCAATTAATACAGTATTTAGTTTACGCTGTGTAAGGTGTATTTTAGGAAATAGATTTAAATCGTAAAAATAGCAATTGTAAATTGTAAGAGGAACAAATGGTCTTGATGTTCCCTCATGTTTAAAGAAAAACACATCTAATTTTTTCAAGTATCTCTCCCTAACATAATGATTTTCTATTAATTTACCAGCAATATTTTTACCTCTATGCTTTTTATTTACACACAAATTATCAATATATCCAATGTTTATTTGGGTGTCTTTAACATACATTGTTTTACTAGCACATGTCATAAGTCCTATCAAATCTCCATATACTTTTTCATAATAAAGCGATACATTTGACGGTATGTTTTTGCAAACAAGATGGTCCATTATAAAATCGCTAGATGGAATGTATTTTTCATGTGGTTCTGTCATGAAATGATTATTTAATAATAATGTTAAATTTGTAATTTCCTTTTCAGATAGTGATTCCGAATTTTTAAAATCAATAGAATTATTTACTTTATTTACACAATTGGGGAGAGATGTTTCAATAATCCCTTGTGGAAAAAATATGTTTTTAACATCGTGATAATAAAAAATAGGTTGGTTGGACCAAAATGGGTTACAAAGTTTAAAGTAAATTATAAATAACACATACAAAAGTATAAAGAACGTTATAATATGTTTTATAGTTAAAAACAAATCCATTTGTTATATGAGTAATTTACTTTTATTTTTATTTTTATTTAATTTTGGGAGAGAGGACGAATCTAATGGAATGTAAATAAATTGAAGTGTTTTAATTATTTTATTAATAATTAAAACACAATAGATTACCACTATAACTACTATCCAAATATTATTTAAATATGCTGTTAACACCTGAACACAGAAGAACTAAACGGATAAGAACTCCCGTTAAACGATATAACGAAACACAAACGCGCACACAAACACGTACACAAACACGCACACAACCGCGCACACAAACACGCACAAAATCAAATAACCACAACAATTGTAGTAAAAGTAATAACGAAGATGTCGAAGATGTCGAAGATGACTAACAAAAACAAAATAATTAAATAACATACAAAGTTAAATAATTAAATTATTCCGGTTTTTGTAAGAAATATAAATACTGATATTCATATTGACAACTTACCATATCTATTTTAGAATGCATTATAAACCCAACAGACTTTGCTGATGCTAAAATATCACGCTGCGAATCCATATATAAATTATGCTCGTTTTTTCTGGTATTTTTAGTAGCATCATCTTTAAATGTTTCATAAAAATAAGCCATGTCATTATCATTATCTGAAACATAGCTGGCTTTATACAAGAAATCCTTGAATTTTACTACCGACTTAGTGAGACGTTTTTTAGCATATTTTTGTGCATTTACCAATGTAAGTGGGTTCGCCGAATTAATGATTGGGTCAAACATATCTCTATTTACCATATGAACTACTAGCATACCGCCTGGTTGTAACCAATCAAAACAATTCTTAAAAAACCGCGCTTTATCTTCCATACTATAAATGGTAAAGTATAAACACAAAATATGACTGGCACCATTATGTTGAAAATTAGAAGAATCCAATGCGTCCCCCAACTTAAAGTTACATTCTGGATATTCTTGTTTAGCTAATTTAATCATACTGGGAGAGATATCCAACCCAGTGGCTTCTATACCTTGCTGACTATAATGACTTACATGATGCCCTCTTCCACAACCAACATCAATCACAACAGAATCTTCATTTATTTTACCAACTCGTTTTAAATTAACTACTTCGTAATCATTTTTTATTTCATCATATACTAAATCATCGTAAATAGAACTATAAAAATCATCATATACATCGTTGCCTTTTTTCACTATAAAATCAGCACTTTGTTCAAACCCTTCCTTTTTATTAAAAGTATAACTTGTTATCACAAATGCAATTATTAACAACACTAATAATTTCTGTATCAACGGTAACTTAATAAATAATTTAGGAATCTTTTTTAAACTTTTAAATAATTTATTGAAAAATGCTGTAAATGAAGTTGTCATATATGTATTATTGGCATTTTTTTTATATGAAATGTAATTATTAATGAACAAATATGATATTAATGATAAAAGAACACAAAAAGAGTTTTCAGGTATAACATTTTCACAATTTAAAAAAACAGAAGTAAAAAAACAATTGATAAATGCTATTTTATATAATAAATTAGAAGAATCCTGTTATTGGAGTGCTGAATATATATGTAGCGGTCATTTTGTCGATTTATGGGAGATTATTTTATTATTATTAGGTAAGCATATTCACATCGGTAATCCTAAACTGTCTATTTATTTAGAGCTAAGACTTAACTACTTTAAAGAAATGCTAAATAACGGGTATTTAGACAACGAAATTAAAATGCGTAATAATTTAAAAATAAGAGAACTATTTGCAGAAATAATGTGTGTTATGTGTTTGTCTAGAAAAAAAAACTCATTTGATGTGCCAAAAATACCCCAAGAAGAATACAATATATTGCGTATTTCATACAAGTTAGAAGCAGATAGTTTAGAATATGCTAAAAATGGGTTTCACAATGAAGATCCAAAAGAAATGTTTATAGCACTTAATGAATTGGCGTTTAATATGAAAAACAATATCAAAAACATGACGAAAAGCATTTATTGGATTGAATGGCTACTTGGATTTGAAACATTATCAAAAAAAGAAAATAATTTAGTGTTTTTTGGTGCAAGAAGAACATATAGTGTCGCTCCACAGTTTCAAAAAGATATTGTTTGGATTATATGGGATTTAATTATGGAAGAAGCCAAAAGTAGAAATAAAGGAATTGTTAAAATAATTAATGCTATAAATAAATTATTTTGTTTGCGTTATTCTAGTGGCGCTAAAAAAAAACGAAAATATTTAATATTTTATTGTGTTGCTTTGTTAACCGAATATGTCGACAACTCTGTTAAAATAATCAACAACTCTGAATTAATAGAACAAATTAAAAAGAAAATTAATGTAATTTACAAGCAAATAAAAGTAAATGAAATCACACCCAATACCGATTATTTATTTAATAACAGTTATAACTCGGGTAATTTAGAAAAAACAATAGAACGATTGGAAAAAATGAATAGTTTAACAAATTTAATTCCCAGAAGCTAAAAATAATATATTTATTTAGTATATAATGCCTTCATACAGACCAAGATATTTTCGAGCAATGCGCGCAGATGATGGAACCACGGGTGGAAACATGAAATCGGGAGTCCCTACGCGCGTCGGTAAAAGCCCATACATAATGCGTTTGATTGTTAGCAAAGCCGATGACAAATGCGGTTGTTAATTAAGCAAACACATAAAATTATTAACTTATTAATAAACCAACTTACAAATAACAAATATGGTGAAAGCACACCATATTTGTTATTAATATCATATTTGTTATAAGTTTATTTATTTTATATGACCTATTTGTATATGGAAAGCAATATTAGCGATACAATCACACCATCATTAACCGATAGTGAACCATTTAATCAACGCATGAGTGGCTCATCTGGAGGCAACGCTTGGTTTTATGTTAAAATTATATTTGCTGTTTTGTTTTTAGCACTGATGGGTCTTAATATTTTTACTTATTTATCCGACGGTACGGATATTTTTGGTAAATATTTAGGTATATCATTGTTGAGGGGAGCAGAAGGAACAAAGTCGTTGATTTCTACAACAAAACAAGGCGGAGATGTTGCTTTAGATGTAGCAGAAGGAACCGCATTACAAGTAATTAATTTACCCGAACAGCAAATAAAAAGACGCTTAAATAAATCGCAAAACAACCAATTTTATAGCAGTAAAGTAAGTGCTGTCGATACTGATATGGCAACTAGAAATAATGCATTTTGCTATATTGGAAGTGAAAATGGAAACCGTAGATGTGTTGAAACAAGCAAAGATGATGTGTGTGAGTCTGGTAAAGTATTTCCTACCATGGATGTATGCATCAATCCATATTTAAAAAATAACGAATAATTAACGAATAATTAACGAATAATTAACGAATAATTAACTAATAATTAACTAATAATTAACTTATTAAGATATAATTTATAATAAAAAGTATAAATTATAAAGGTATTATTTAATCAGGTTAAAACACCGTCTCCTTCATCATCGCTAAAATCACTATTATATTCAACATCATCGTTTAATAAATTATAATTATTGCTTTCCAAAGTGTATTGTGTACTACCTCCTGTAAACTTTTTTACTGTATTACATAAATATCCCAGTGGATTTTTAACATTATCATATACATTTTCAATAAAATCTATATGTTCTGCCATTTTTTGACAATCATCCTTAATATCGACCTGCAACAATTCTATCATTTTATCAACTTTACTATGTAAATCATTTACTGATTGTTGTAAATTATCTACTGTTTTACTTAAACTATCTACCTTTATATTTAAAGTATCGATTGGCTTATTATTTTCTATTTTGTTGTTTATTAACATACTAGCGATTGACATTATTTGATAAACAAGTATATTATTTTATATAATATATAACTCATCCATAGAAAAGACGCGATTCTATTTACCCATAATAATAATATGCTTTTTTCAAACATGTGTTGAAACATGTTATTTTGGGGAACAAAGTGGATTGCTATAATAGATATAACAAACAATATACTTTCATATATCCACTCATATGAACCACGGTAAACAAGTAAATTTAAAAATCCAGTAAATATAATTTTATCAAATAATTGACCTTCCATCATTGCCAATAATGACATGAATATTAAAATAGTAGGGGTAAGGTTTACTTTTAATAAAATAAAAAACATCAATATCAAAAAAGTTTTATGAACACCATAAATACTCCATGATTCCTTATCAAAAAAACGAAACGAAATATTCATAAATATATATATTTGTGAATATTTAAATCAATTATATGGTTTTATTTTTCATGTTTAATTTCTATTTTCATAGTTGGGTAAATACCAACGCATAGAAAGGTATGGAGGATTTGTAGCTAAAGCATCGTCACCGGCCGATTGAAGATTGGGTCCTTGTTTTACAATATTTCCAACTTCAATACCTGTAATTGCACGACTAAAATAGCGAAGATTTGATATTAACCCACTAAATCCACCTTGCGATGACACATATACATTACCATAATTTTGCTTTGGTGGAGAACCTTCAAATATATGTCTATGAACAATATTATTGTTAATATAAATGTCCATGTGCTTATGTTTAACGCGGATTGTTAAATTTAACCATTTTTGAATAGGAATGTTAGGAATTGAGATGTCTGCTCCTCTAGGATTATCAAATGTGCTCATTAAAATTCTTAATTCAGCTTGGTCGTTGTTTTTGCGAACATATACACCTGGTCCATTATTTATAATATTATCAATGTTATCAGGTGTGGCATTTTTATCTCCCTTGTGAAATATGTTTTGATACTTGTCATCGACCGTCTCTAAAAACAACCAAGTATTCCAAGTAAATTCAACACCTCCATCTTCGTTTTTAGATCGCATTAATGTAATTGATTCATCAAACTTTGTGTTTTGTAGTATCATTGACGGTTGATTACCTCTTTTCATACCTTTAATTAAAAATGGATCAGGGGAAGGAGAATATATGCGTTGAAGTAATGTGGTGCCTAATCTTAAAACAAAAGTAAATAATATTAAAATCATAAGTAAAAAAGCGATTTTCGCTATGGCTGAATTAGATTCTAGAAAATCAGCGGTTCCAGATACATATCTATTATTTCTAAATGAATCAAATAAATCATCGGTTGTTTGTTTTAAATTTCCAGTAACCGATGTAAAGGTTTGCGCAACCGCTTCTCCTGTATTTTGTGCGGCGTCTCTAGCTCGTTCCATTTGTTGGCCTATATTTATATTTTGCATTGGGTTTGGAGGATTCGTATTCATATTTATATAGTATTATAAGAAATAAAGATAATAATAAATTAATACAAAGTAGACATTGCCATTAAGCCACCTATTATCGCTAAATTTTTATCAAATATTAGTTTCATTAAACCTTCCTTGCTGTGATATAAAAGTGTTGCCAAAATAGTAAAAATAATTAAAGAATAAATAGCAATACGAGCAGCATTAAATAATACTGGAACAAAATTAGATAATATTAATATCAATGGCGCTACAATTTCGATTATAATAACTAATAAAATTGCTAATTCATAAAATTTATTTGGCAATGTTTTTACAGGAAACATTTCTTTTAATCCTTTAACAGTTCGTGTGAAGTTGTTGATTTTACTAAAACCCGCCTTCACATAAATTAAACTAATTAAAATCGTCGATATTAATAGCCACATTAATTATATAAATTAATTATAAATTAATTATAAAATTATCATAGAAAGCAAACTACTACTTATAAAATGAAACTACTTTTTTCTTGATTGTCTTGCATAAAAGCAAATTTTAGTTTAAAACGGTTGAAAAAACTTCCAATTCCACCTTGACCATAGCCTTCTTTATACATTTGGTATGCTTCTCGGGTATTTACTGCTCCGGCTTGATATAATACCTTCGATAAATATCCAGCAAACCCTTTTGTTGTTGTTGGTGTTGTTGCAGTTGTTTCT